GCCAAGTCATCACGGAGCATTTGCATTGATTGATGCAGAACTTTGAGATGTTGTCTTTCTTCCAGCTGGAATTCAAGATCTCTATCTATCATAATATACCTCACTGATTGGAGAGTTTACGTTTTTCTTTCAAGGTCTTTCGGCCTTCGGTCAAACCGTCCTGATTGACCCAAGTCTTGTAGGCGTGGCAATTCTTGCAGAGAGTTTGCAAGTTTTCTTGTGAATTGTTCTCAGGGTTTCCATCGATATGATCTACGTCAAGCATCAATTGCATGATGATTGTTGCAGTACATTCGAAACCGAGGCGACCATCTTTGTTCTCACAATAGTCTTTGCGATATTGCTTGTATTCCCAGCCACCAATGTTGTAGCGAAGGCCATGATGCATATCACAGGTTGCTCGGCGAACCACTGATCCATCTTTGCGGTATTGTCCCATGTGCTGACCGACTTTGTTGCAGCCAATCACAACACATTTTTCACGATTATCAATAATTTCAATTCCTTCTGGCAACTCTGAACGTTTCATAGAACTCCTTGAAAAATGAATGATCAGATCATATCAGATGAAATGTAAATGTCAAGAACTTTTTTCGTCGATTTTGAGTTTCAGATTAATCCTTTGAGACCAAAAACATCATATCCATAATATAAAGTCACATATAAAAACATAAAAACAATTGCATTGACTAATGCACCATAGTACAGAATGTTTGAGAGGATCTTTCTTCTTTTAGGATTGATATGAATTGTCTCGGGCAGATGATGTGTTATATAATCAATTAGTTTATACATGTGGCTCCTGATTTCCATGGTCATCACCATGTTCAATATTCTGACGATGACACCAATAATCATGGCGTTTCTTTATTTGCATAGGCCAAAAGACAAAAAATAATAGAATCAAAACTGCTCCCAATCCAAATGCAAAAAATAAAAGGCCACCAAATACTATATCAAACATTTATACCTCCTTTTATTCTGAAAGAATATCTTCTAAATTTGGTATGTTAGATTTATACAATCGTTTTTTTAATTGAGGATTATACTCAATATTGTCATAATTAAATTCAGGTTGATTAATCTCAACTTTTTCTGTTTTTGGATTATAATCATTATCACCTTCTTTGCGAACTCTTATAAACCATCGTAAATCTTCAAATTTAGGATAGTTTCCCTTTTGCCATTTACATGTACTTGAAGTTCTCTCAAAAGGCATTGCTTCAGCTATAAGTCTTTTACCTTCTGGATTGAGAGGTATCATATAACAAACCATATATCCATGTACATGTTGTATACCTTTACTTTCCATATATGATATCGATAATCTTGTTCTCTTATCAATACCTTCTATTCTAGCATCTTCTTTACACATTGCGGCTGAACTTCTAGGATGAATTCTCTCGCCTGTTTTGCTACGATAGATTTCAGTTGATTTCATACCACCATAGTACATACTAAAACTTTGATATACACCACCATGCTTACCCATGATGCCATCAGCCATAGTATACAAAAACTTAGTTTTTTTCGAGTGGCGTTTCAACCATTTTACAGTTGCAGAAAGCATTTGTGTTTCGGAATTCTTTAGCATATCATCAGACATACACATTTTACCAATTTCAAAATACCATTCATCTAGTGGATTATGATATATTTTCTTAGACTTTTTTCCTTTATACTCAATGTGATGTTCCATGATTTCATCACTACATGTTGGTAATATTTTATTAATTGTATGTCTTGGCTGCACACCATAACCTAATGTCAAAACACCTTTTAACTTACCTTCATCAAAGAAACCGAGAAAATATTTTGTTTGTACAGGCATCACAGGTGAATAATGATATTTTGAAACAAAAGCAATTGCACGATCTTTTGTTATAGTTTCAACTTTAAATTCTATTTTACGAACTTGAGTTTCTGGATTGAATGCAGAACCTTGTCTGTTTTTACTCATAATATAATAGCCTTAATAATGAGGACAACTTAATGTCCTCACAGTTTTAGATTGTTAAGTTATGCAGAAATGTCAATTCGGTCTAAGCTCCTTTCTTTAACCTTACGATGATCCCGAAAAATTTTGTCATACTTTTGCTCCTTTTTATAAAAGTTAAAGTCTTCTCGGCGGGCCTTCACAAATATATCCTCTCTGTCAGTTGGTGGCTTTGCACCTGGGCGAATTCCATATTCATCTGTAGCGGCTTGAAGAACACCTTTATGCTTTGGCTTGCGAAAAAGATTAAATTTAGCATTGGGATTTCGGTATGTTCGAGACATGAGACCTCCTATAAATTACTGGTCAAAAAACAAATGTTTTTTCAAAATACATGCTTCTGAAGTTTGGCGATATTTCGCCAGATTAAATCATTTCCGTCAAGAGGTGATTGAAATCTACCTCGCATTATTCGTTCATTTCCCGATGAAACGAAATCAAATTCCCAGGCTTTAGGATACTGATACATTACTTTCGTAATATTTACCTCAGTGTCTTCAAAGGACGGAATCGATGTGTACATGAATGATCTCCAGAATTACGGGTTGAAAAAATCTCTCCCAGTAAGATCAGTATAGCACTGTACTTCCTCTTTGTCAAGTTTTGGTTGTGAAAGATCGGCAAACTCTCTCTACTGTGAGAGGACAATCACTTGATCATTATATAATAATATTTATGAAATTACAAGTTCGAAATGTGGTCCATCAATGAATGGTCGGCGACCTTGACTTCTTCTCAAATCTACATATGAATTCATTGCAGCCTCTGCAGTGTCTTCCCAATCATTGAGACAATCAACTGACCATGCTGCACCCCACTTGATTTTTACATCAAGTTCCTTTGCTGCAGCCTTCATTGCATCAGCAACTTCATCATAGACATTTAATTCCCAGCAACCTTTACCACCAATGTATGCCATCAAATCAACGGCATCACCTGTGATATGCTTTGACTTCATTGTTTGAGAGGCACCTTTTTCAACAAGTTCCTTTTGCCGCTCAACTGTGCGGACTCCTTCAGTGACGCCAAAATCTACAGTTGTCAATTCAATTGCTCTCTTAACAACATCAACTAATTCTGGTTTAACACCTTCAAGTCTACCGAGAGACCTTTGTGATAATTTAAAAGCCATCTTCCTCCTATATTATTTATCGATTAGAATATATTTGATCACATTTTCTTCTTGCATCATCTGCTAAATCAACATAATTATTATCGCAAAGTTTTACAAACGTTTCATAATGAAAACTGGTTTGCTTAGTTTGCTGTACTGAAAATATAGCAGAAAATAAAGAAGTTAAAACTAGATAAGCAGCAATTACATAAATTACATAAAATACAGATTTCACTTTGCTCCTTTATTTATTTTCGATGTGGTCCCCATTTATTATCAGGACAATGTGTGCTTGCTATTTTAACCTTTACAGGCATAAAACATTTACAAACGCCACACATTTTTATTTTTCTTTTAAATTTAGGACATGCTTGACAGATATCATATCTGTAATCACGGACTTCTTTTGGTGTGAATAACATTAAACACCTGTTGAGCCGAAACCACCATTTCGAGTAGATTCTACAGGTTTCTTTTTTGTTTCGGAAAACTCTGTATTTACTGATTTGACAAGTTCACCTTGGCATATTCGCATACCATGTTCAACTATAAATGATGTACTTGTTGTATTTGTGAGGAGTATTTTTACTTCATGTACATAATCGGAATCAATAACAGCCTCTTGATTGACTAAATTAATTCCACTTTTTAATGCAAGTCCAGACCGTGGATGCAAACGAACACTATAGCCTTTTGGTATATCGAATATTAATCCCGTTGGAATCATTACACGTTTTCTTGGCTCAAGTACAAAAACATTATCTGCAATGATAATGTTTTCACTATCAATATTATGATATACTAGTATTTCGTCTGATCCTTCACATAGACAAGCGCACAAATCAAAACAAGCAGAGCCTTCCGTTGCAAAGGAAGGCATTATTGCTTTTTCATTCAGTTTAAAAACTTTTAATTTCATAATATATCCTTTTAATTAGGGAACAACAACAAACGAATTTACACCAGCATTATTTTGGGTTGATAAATCTGCTGGTGTACCAGAAGTTTGTCGAACAATCATTGAGCGGAACTTATCTCCAGTGAATACACCTTGTGATCCAGAAACAATACTAACAACATTTGCACCTGAATCAACAATTTTAAGTGCTGTATTTACTGCTAATGAATCATCATAGTTGATCGTATACGCACTACCTGAACGAACAAGTAGAGAATCAACTGGGAAACGTGAGCCCATACCAGTAATTAAATTTGCATCAGTATAGAATGTTAATCGTGGATTGACATTATTGTCTTCTGCACGAATCCAAATTGTTGCTGGCATCCAAGATGCAGAACCAACTAAAGGAGTTGGTTCAATTGTTGTTGCATAAGTTGCTTTCAATCTTGTCAATTCAGATTGTTGATTTAGCAATGTGTTTTTAGCAGTTTCGATTTCAGAAACAATAGTATCAATTATTGTTTCATTATAAATAAAATCAAATGTTGAAGCAGGATATGCTGTTAGATAATTTAATTGATAATATGGTGTACTACCAAAAAAATCATTTGACAATGAATCTGTATGTTGTGTTACCTTTGCGGCAGCACTATAACCTGAATTCATCAAATTAAACACATTTGTAAGTTCAGACCTCAGTGTGTTTACTCGACTTATGTCAGAACCCGCAAGACCGATCTCTGCATTTAGTTCATCAGTTGTGCGATATAGATAAGAACTCCATTCATGAAGTTGAGTTTCAAGTGTTGCTAATTCAGCAAATAAAGTAACTGCATCACCCGTTCGAATATCATCAAACAATTCAACAACAATATCCATACAAGTACTTGTAGAAATAACACTAGTGCTTTCTAGTGTAATAACTTCATTAATACAAGCCTTAATTTGAATAGGCTTCATTAAGATTGCTTTAATTTGCGGCGAAGTAAACGATAGCATGTTTTTACCTTTATATTATATTAATAGATTACTAAAAAATTTGGTAGTATCCGTCTTTAAATTTGAATAAGATACGTCATTAATTGTTTGAAATAAATTCAAATCATTTAACCAACTATCAGGATGTGTTTCGTCACACATCCGTCGATAATAATCCATAATGTAATACATCTTAAAGATTTGCTCTGCTTCAACAACAAGTAACTTATTGTATCTCACATCTTTCAAATCCGTAAGTTTAGTTGCATCAGTAGGATTGTATCCATTTCCAATCAATTCATCTATTAAATCTAAAGCCTTGTCATGTCTTTCAACAAATGCATCTTTTAATTTAAACGTTGATACGTTACACTGAACTGACCAAGGTGTGTATGTTGTTACATATACTTCGGCGGCTGCAATTTTAGTTGCATTCAGTACAGTTGTTGGTTGTAATAATATATTTTCATAATATTTAAGTTTATTTATAAACCTTGCATATATTTCAATGCGTTCAGAAAATGTATTAAAGTCCATCTAAACTTTTTTTATTTAATTAATTTTTTGAGCCTACTTGGTATTTAGCTATTAATTCCCACTGAGTTCGTTCCTTATGCGGAATAATTTTAATCTGTGAAATAGGAATAGTAGGATCTTCTACTTTACTTATATCAATTAAATTAACAAGTCCCCAGTCATGTAGGAGTTTAGCAATAGTATTTCTTCGTGCCAGATCAGATTCAGTAAAGTTACTTTCTTTTCCGTCAAGTTTGAAAAGTTCCTTGAAAGAAAGAATCACATATCTACCACGTTTATGTAATATGTGACATGATTGATAAAGTTTACGTTCTTTCTTTGAAGCAATACCGATACGAGTTAAAGTTTCCCGGACTTTTAAAAAATCATCTTGGCTTTTCAAAGTGACTTCCGCACCCACGCCTCGAAACAAATCTTCCACCATTTCAACAGTCATAAAAATCTCCCATTAAATTTAAATATAAAAACGAAAAAATCATATAATAGATTATACATATTTATATTTTTTCATTTTTCTACAATTCCATAAGTTAGCGAATTCTTTATCTTTTTTAGATCTTCTTCTGTTAAAATATCAATTACTTCACTTGCCTTTTTTCTTGATATTTTAAAATAATCAATAAGATTTTGAATCACCTCGTCATTATTCTTATACCATTGTGCAAATCTTTTTTTCTTACTGATGGCATAATAATAGAAATCATAGTCCATTCGGGAGTGAAACGATGGATACATATTCAATTCTTTTGCGTATAATACACAATCAACATAACTCGCCATGGCACGATTCACAATAAACGGTGGATAATCCTCAAGCCTTTCTCCTAGATATTCTGTTTTATTACATATTGATTTCACATAGTCAAAAGGGCCTAGCTTAGTCCTTTTGTATGGTTCAATTATTTCTTCTTCTTTTTCCTCAAAGCCAAAAAAGTTTGTCATAGTTACCTCACTCAAATTCACAAGGTAACATCATCAATTCAATCATACAGGCAACTGAATGAATTTCTTTATCAACTGCAAATGTCGATTCAAAGCCATATCTCGAAAGAATTAAAATTGCCTCTGGCAAACAAGATGCCGATGCGGTTCTCAACAATTCATCATAGACTGCACGATATAATTCCTGTTCTGTACCATGCCACTTTTCAAGAACAAATTTTCGTATATCTTGAAACTTCTTTTCTTTGATTGCTGTCATCAAGACGGTGATGTTTTCATTTTCAATTGAAGTCAAAATCTTTTCTGATAATGTGCCTGTTGCACTATATCTTTGAATCTCATTAATACATCGGCGAAAATCAGGAAAGAAATGCATCACAACATGCTGAACTAATTTCTTATCATATGATATATTTTCTTTTTCAAGAATATCACAAATTCTCTTGAAGAACGTTTTTGCTAATGCAGGTCTTTGTTCTTTAGGAAAATTGAAATGAATTACAGCACATCTTGATTGCAAAGGAGGAATGATTCTTTGTGCTTGATTTGCGGTCATCACGAAACAACAATTTGAAGAATACTTTTCAAAAAAGTTTCGTAAGGCATTTTGACTAAGGTCAGGAAGATGGTCGGCCTCATCAAGAATCATCATCTTTCTGCGACCATCAAACGATTTTGTAGAAGAGAAATCTGCCATCTTGGTACGGATAACATCAATGCTTCTCTCTTCTGAAGCATTGATCATCATCACTTCAAGTTTTAGTTCATTTGCAATGGCGAGAGCAGCACTGGTTTTACCTGTACCGCCAGATTGAGAATGAAATAGGAAGTTTGTCAAGTCGCCTTGCTGAATGAAACCGCTGAGAGTTTCTTTGATATCTTCAGGCAAGACAAGGTCGTTCACAGTTTCAGGTCGGTATTTTTGTGACCATAGAAATTCGAATCTCATAATATAACCTCATAATAAAAATGTTAATCAATAGGCTTTCTTCTCACTTATCTTTTTGTTTGTATTCTCAATAGTGAGTGTATGCTTTTTGACCTTATCGCCAAATTTTTTTAATTCATCTTCATCTTTTGTCTTTGAAATCAAGTCAGTATATTCCTTGATGTTATTCTCAAGACGTTTCACAGCAGACTTCTGACGAAATCTTTTTGCAGCAGAACCACCTTTCATAGGCAGACTCCTTTCATTATAACATGTTTATAAATTAAAATCAAGAAGTTTTGAAGATTACATCATACATATTGAAAACTTCTTCTGACTTTGCTCTTTCTTCAGCACTATTTCTTTTGTGGTAGATGTTAGCAAGTTTAACCAAACTTGCTTTCGGAATTTTAAATTGCTTCGACAAATCAGACAAGGCATCCTTGATGTATTCATTTTCGCCTTCGATTCTTGTTTTACAATTTGAAATTTCTCGAATCACTTTTTGAATTTGCTCACGGTCTTCTTCCAATGAAGGTAGCACACTTGCTTCAATTTCTTCTGACATTTTCACTCCATTATATTTTATTACGATTAATATTCCGCAAGATATCAATCATTGCAACAAACTGATTAATATACTTTACTGTTTCTCTTGGTAGTTTTAAATCACCAAGTTTATCAGAATTTTTTTCTCTCATTTGATCACGGATATAAGTTGGACCTACATTGTAGGCGGCAAGAACTTGTATCCAGGATGGAAATCTTGCTTTCAAAAACTTTAAATAATTTATTGCGGCATGTGTTGACTTTCGCCAATCATATCTTTCATCAATTAAGATACGAGTTTCCATACCTAAATGCTTTGCAGTCAAATCATTTATTTGCCAAAGACCTTTGGCTCCTTTTATTGAAACCGCAGTAGGTTCAAAACAACTTTCAATGATCGGCAAATATGCCAGTTCATAAGGCAATTTATTTTTATAAAGTTCTGGTATAATGTATTCAAGATAACCATCAGTCTTTGCTTTACTTACACACTTCTTTACATGATATTTAAAATATGAACTATTTGAATACATGTTAAAAGGATCACGTTCAGCACCCATTAATAAAAGTGCTGAAATACCAATTAAAATCTTAGAGTATAATTTGTGATTGCTCTGCGCTAACATCGATACCTGTAACTGCTCCTAAATAAGCACTTTCAACTTCCTTGTTTGGTTTTACCATTGCCACAATTTTACTTGTTTCAACAGTGATTACTGAATCTTTATCACCAGTATTTATCCAGGGCATTAAGGCAACACCTTGAGGTGATTGAACAAAAACAGATGGATTAGACAAACTTAGTTTGCTTTGTGATTGCCAAAACTCTACATCATCAAGACCTACTCTAGCGAGTACCTCTTCACCAGTGATCATTTTCATAGAATATACTTTCATTATATTACCTATTTGGGTTTTCAATTACGGAAAAGAAATCATAAGAACGGTTCTTTGATGTAAACTGGGCACCGCCTTTTAAATTAATCTTTACTGTATAATCATCGGGAATCATTTTTAATTTAGCAATATCAAAGATTGCTTCAAATGGTTCACTATTATTTTTTTGGTCAAGTTTTCTACTATGTTTCTCAGCACTTGGGTTTGAAAAATCATTTGAAACCATATAGATTTCTTTTTCATCTCCAACAAATGCTAGATGCTGATAGCCGTTTACATTGGTAGCTTTAATACCATATGCAAGCATATCTTCAGTCAATACAAATTCTGCATCTGGTTTACGAATGTTATAATCTTTTGTATCATCAAATTCTGCAATGATTTCAGGATCAGCAAAACGAATACCTTGCTCAGTTTTGTCAGAACGAATAATCAAATGTTCTTCATCTTTAGGAAAATATAGTTCAGCATCGCCAGTTGATTGAACAAGGCTGAACACATTGATAAAATGATTTAAATCAAAAATGCAAAACTCTCTAGGTAAATCGAGATTGAATTCGGCAATGGCAAACACATTGCCAGAATCTGCCTTTGTTCTTTGTGTTACACCTTCTTTAAAGGATATTGATTGATTGATTGAAGAGAAGTTTGAGAGTAGATGTAAATCAACTTTTGATAATTCCATAATAATCACCTCGTATATAATAATGATCAAAAAATAAAAGGGCGCAAAGGCGCCCTGTATTATAACATAATATTAAATCAATGTCAAGGCTTTTATGCAGCCTCAGCAGCAGGAGGTGGAGGTCCTACATCAATTGAAGGAACACTTTGTGTTGTTTGTGTAGACAACACATGTTCCATTGCGGCGAGTGCTTGAACAGAACCACGATAGACATAGGTGCCTACATGACTCAATTGCATCCAAGGACATGCCCAAATCTTAGTGCCAACTTTTCGAGACATTTGACAGAAGAAGTAATCTTCGGATAGTAGACGATTTGTTTCACCACCTGTTGTATCTGGTCGGTCAAAGTCACAATGAAAATAAGCAGTAATGAGTTTTGAACCATTGAAATCGGCTGAGTGATTATGATCTGGCTTATATTCATAATGTGGGAATTCTGTTTTATATCTTTCAAGTGCGGACTTTCGAATCATCATGAAACCAGTTCCAATTTCAAGAACTTCAACTGGTTTGAAGATTTCGATTTCACCACGATTAACAGGATTGAAAACAAAGTCACCACCAAAATCAGCAAGTTTATTTGGATCATCTAAGAATCCATCAATGCTTGCGGCTTTATTTACTCTTGGCCAGAGAATATGTTTTTTAGGATATAGACCACCAATGATTTCATGTTCTTCATCAGAAAGGTGAAGTAGATGCAATACGTCACGAGGATCAAAAACAACATCAGCATCAATAAAGATCATATGAGTGAAATCTGATACTTCAAAATAATGTGTTAGATAGTTTCTTGCTCTTTGAATTAAACTTTCATTCATAATAAACTTACATTGTAGTTTAATACCAAAGTAAGAACACAATGTATTTAAGTCAATTAATCTGGATGCAGTTTCAGCAATCATCTGTCCACCATAACATGGCATACAAACCATTAGACTTTTACCTTCAAAGTCTTTTGGTTCAAGTTGCTGTTTCATTCCAGTATCTTGAGGTTGCTCATCACCAACATCTTGTACTGCTGGTTGTGCTTGTTCTTCAGCCATAAAAACTCCATAAAAATTAATAATTAAAATAGTAGAGAATCATCTCAATTCTCTACTATTTAGTGAGTTTAAAAATTATTAATAAATAATTTCTTCTCTTATTTTCAAAACAACATCTGCATAAAATCCTTCTGGATTTTCAACGGCAGACCAATTTGTTCTACTCTTTCTGAAATAAGGATGATCTTCTCCGGTATGATCATAGAATCCTTCAATGATAAAGTTGAATAACATTTTAAAATATTCTTTACCATTAGCTACATCTTTAGGATCTGTTCGATCATACGTTTGTTTAATATAGGTCTTTGTCTCTTCAAGTTGCATTGCACGAAATGCATATTCTAACGCCTTGTTTGATAATTGATCCGACAACTTAGTTTTACTTTCACTTATTGAAACTTGATTAAAGTGGTCTGAAAATTCATCCCAGGCAAGTTGAATAATATCTTCAGTAGACATCATGTTATTTGGATCAATTGGTTCATGATTATCATCGAAAATAGTATCATCAATTTTCTTATAAAGTGAGATAAATGCATCACGAACTTCATCATCAAAACGAGCAATTGCGTATAAAATTGCTTTTTCTTTATCTTTCAAAACAGAATAAATATCGAGTATATGAAACAGTCGACGAGTTGTGATCATTTCATCAATTGCCTCATCTTTATAGGACTTTCTGGTTACTTCTGCCCACTGACAAAGCTTCTCAGGAAACAAAGCATCGTCAACTGGAATTGATTTTGCTTCAATATATTTCTCAAGCATTCGTGTTTCTTTTGACTTTGACGGATAATCATGCTCAATGCACATTACAAAACGCTCAAGGAATGCAGTGTTCTGAATGTTTGTGCCAATATAACGTCCAGTATCTGAACCATTACCTTTTGTATTATCAGTTGCAATGATATTGAAGCCTTCAACAGGTATGATTCGTTCACCAGTCTTTTTAACTAAGAATGGTTTACCTTCGAGGATGCCTTGAAGAGCAAGCATTCTGGCTGGATTTCCTGCAAAGATTTCATCAAGCAATACAACACCACCAGTTTTTGCTGCTTCTACAAGAGGTGAATCTTCCCAAATTGTTTCACCGTTGATCAGATTATAGTGACCGAGAATATCCATTTCATCGGTCTCAACCGTAATATTCATACGATAGAAATTACGCTTGTTTTTTGCACAAGCCTGCTCTACCATCTTTGTTTTACCATTACCAGAATCACCAGTAATTACAACAGGCATGAACTTCTTTGATTTGACTACAGCATCAATTACACCGAAATCACCAAACGGCACAAAACATATATCACGTTCAGGTATATAACCTTTTGTTAGTTCAACCACTGATTGTGTTTTCTTAGGTTTAAATGTCACAACATTATCTTCATTTTTGGATGCAAGTTCAAGATTATATACGCCATGAGAAACTTTTTGAAGTTGTTTCAAAAGTTTTGTATTGCATGGAAATCCAAGCTTTTCTGCGGCTTCGGCAATCTCTTTACGAGTTACAGTAGTTTTGTCAATCACTTCACGAAGTTGTTCAATTCGGTTCATCATATAGGACTCCTTTGTTGGATAATAAAAGATAGAGTGGTCTGATGTATTATATCACACTTCTTCTAAATTGTCAACATATTTTTTTACTAAATCGAATTTTTCTTTCTTAACGTATTGCTGCTCTGAGACCAGTTCAACAATACGAGTAGCAAGAAACTTTCTTTTATTCTTTACTGATGCGTTTTTACTCAAAGCATTCGCTAATGATTTCGAAGTAAACTTGCCAGTTTTTTCAGATTGTTCAACTCCTACAAGATGGTCAACATCTTCAGATCTAAATAATGATTCATCATCAGGAAGATAGAAATAATTGTAAGAATTATACTTAGGATTGCCAATTGATTGAATGTTCACTACAAAAATTTTATCATAACCAGTATTCTTATCAATTGCAATAAAGCCATGTGTTCGAAAATCTTTGAGCATTTTTTCGACTTCTTCAAAAGTAAAGTCTCCATAATTTTTAGGTGCATCATACTTGAATGAATTTCTTGTATGATTGACTAGTTCAATACAAACAACGTTTGCACCAGTTTCCGCTTTTAAGATTCGAGCCCATTCTCTTGTTCTCGCACGATTATAATTTGAAATTGAAGTATCATACCCTCTTGGATAAACTCGGTATGTTGTTGACTTATGTAGACCACGAACAAATAGGTCTCGGTCATTAACATTTGGATTGCCGGTATGATTGTAACAGCCATTCTTTTCATATAGACGATGAAATCCTCCGGCATCTGTTTCTGAAACAGGTCCGGTATCTGAACCACTATCATTTTTCCATGTATCATGACGGTCAAAGTACCGGTCTTCAAAAAGACTAAATTCGTCTTTTGCTGATGCAGTGTTATTTTCAGCCATCAGTTTTTCTTTTCGCAAACGATCAGTAAACGCCGGTGTTACGATTTCATGGCGGTCTACATAACTATTTGCAATTCCCTGAAGACCATCACTGTCACCATCTGTAATTACAATTAGATTCATTACATCAACATTCATTTCTTTTTGATGTTTAGGCAAAAGGTAGTTCATCATAATTAATGAATCATTTAGTGGCGTTGAACTTAGGTCAAATAGATCACTCAATTCAACTATGTTTTCTGTCTCTGCCTCATATTGTCTTTGCTTTGCATCATATTCTTCAGGACTATAAACCTTTTCAAGTCTTTCACGAATATTATTTTTATAACGTGCAAACGCCGTTTCTTTGTACGCATGTGTTGTACCAAGAAAACAATAAGCAAGATAGAACAACGTTCTTAACTGCTCATCATAATTTTGTCTTGAAGAATCGGCTAACTTTAATAATTTATATTTAATTGGCATTCTTAAATCACCAGGCTCTGTTGCGTGAGTAACTACATTGATTGGATAATCACAACAGTTTCCACCATCCGTTGTGAATGCATAAGCAACAAATGGCACTTGAATACTTCGGCAGAACATTACATTATTGATCAATTGCAGAATTGCATTTGTCATAATTCCGCTCATTGAGCCAGACCAATCAAGTAACAAAACAAAGCCATGATTTTTTTCATCTTTTATAATTGACTTATTTAAAAATACATCCGAAGTGTACTTATAATGTGCCAATTTATGTAGGTCTAAATTACCTGTCTTTGACTCTTGAGTTCTGCGATAATCTTCAGCCGCTTTCATACGATAGAATTCTCTTACCATATGTGACTGTATTGGAGCCGTTTCTTTTTTATATTCACTCATAAACAAATCATATAGACTTCTTTGATGAGGCGACATACTTTGCATATTCTTTGATAAAACCGAAATACACATTTTATTGTCGATAATAAAATCTTCAGTTTTTAAATGCTTAGGAAATGAAGCATTGACAGGATTTGAAGTATGCTTATTTTCTGACATCATTTGTTCTTGATTTCGTTCCCAATGATTGTCGGTCATTGATGATTCTTGATCTTCAAAGCTACCTGGATTTTCTTCAATTTTATTCTTTAAAAACTTTCTAAGTTCTTCTTCTTGACCATCATCAATCATTTCTTTAGCTTGTTCAATTTCCTCATCTGATAGAATGTCCGTAATGTCTGATCTGTCATCAAAATAATCTTCATATTCATCAGCAGGTTTAGCATCTGGATCATATTCACCATGTACATACCTAACATCTTTCATCAGTTCTTCGGCATGTTTGTCTTTAAGCCATTCATATAATTCAATAGCATTTTGTTGAACTTCTTCAAAGGTCTTATTTTTTGCAGCACGGTCCACCCAATACTGTTCTTCTTCTGAAAACTCACAATCGAAATAGTAGTCACCCTTGAAATGAAGATTCATACGATCAAGCAAACACATGTCTGTTGTATTTTCATCAAACACAATACCAAATAAATTACGATTTACTAACTCATAAAAGCCACGGATAAATGTTGATTTTGAGCCAGGAAATTTATCTTTCATGGCATCTTCGATTCTTTTATCTTCAAGGATGTTTAAAATATTCTTGAAGACCATTGGGTTGTCTTTAGCTTTTTCGTGAGTACCAAATTCGGGTGTGTGTAGAGCATGTGAAGATTCATGAAGCATCAACAGTTCACGGGATGCAACAGGTAACTGTAGAATCCATTTTGGAAATGTCATTCTTCGTTTTTCAATATCGAAGTATGCTGTTGGCGTATTCTTGATTTCAATTTTGATATTTTCAGCAGAGAAGAGCCTAGCTAGGCTCTCACTATAAATTTCTTGCATAGATTGTCTCCGATTGAGTTTAAAAAGAATCTCAACAGATCATATCAGAAAAAATTTAAAATGTCAAGTTTTTTTTATCTTTTAATAAGTCAATGTAAAGTCCAAGTCCTAGAGGATATTCCGGTATATGGATTTCAGGCAACTTACCGGCAAGTTGTGTCTTCTCAATACAAAAGTATTCCATATCAAGTAGATACAATTCCTTTTGTAAATGTTCGGGATATTGTTTGTAATTATCAAACTCAATTTTTTGATGCATATTATAATTTATTCGAACTTATTTTATCAATTCTTTTTGTGCGTTTATTATATCTTTGAATAACAAAATCTTTAAACATGCTTGTAGTCAATGATTTCGTATCAGCACAAAAGTTTTTAAAATCTTCTTCAGATTCAAACATGAAAACGTCAGGTCCTTTTTTCTTAAAAATCATTTTTACCTATAGCAACATGTTTTTAATTTCTCTGTAAATTTCAGATTCTGAGACCATTCTACATCTGTAGAATTTCTTTTTACTCACTGGATCAACAACAACAGTTCTTTTATCTACAACGAAGTCAGGTAATTGTGGCTTACCTTTTCCTTTTTCATTTGCGCAATAAGCAGCCCACTGTGGAGTGGATGCAATAACATCGCCAGTCCCTTTTTTACTCATTTCAATCTTCTCTTAATAAAAATTCCTCTACACTTTTTGCTTGATATATTTTAGGAAATTTACTTTCCATATAAACAAAATATAATTTACGAATAACTTCACTTAATTCATATGCCAATTCATCTCTTGTAACATTATGGCGAACCCGGGCACCACGATGTGCCCACCAGCCATATGCTTTACAAAATCTTTCATAATCTGAATCAAATAAATTTACTATTTCGGTGCATCTTTGTTCAAGAATCACCATTATTTTCGAACGAAGATGTTCGATATCTTCAATTATTCGGTTATCAATTTTATCTGAAAACTTATAATTGTATTTTTTATATAATACTTTAATATGAGTATCAACAATATTTTTTAATGGCTTTAAAATATTTTTCTCAATATTAAGTGAATGTGTCTCATCATTATATAGTTGTTTTACTGCACGAATATCAGCAAGTGATGGACCTGTAACTCCCATTAATCCCCGTCTTGCATGTCATCATATAATTCATCAAGTTCTTCTTCCGTAAGATTTTCAAAATCAATATTATTTAAGTTTTTTGAACCTTTCTTTCGGTTACCTTTGATCTTGCCACGGTTCATTTCTGCTACAAACTTTTTATAACTTTTCTTCTGATCTTGTTTTCTACGATATTCACGGTCACGCATAGATTAACATCTCCTAATTGAGTAAAACAAATGAGACATCAATTGATGTCTCATGATTAATTACCATTGTGTACCATAAGATACATCATAAGGTCCATTAACAATTTGGACTGTTGCACCTAAATCAATAGTAGTACCTTGGCGGTCTGCTGCAGTTACGCCAGTTGAAGATACAATTATAACATTACTTACTTCGAATGCCTTAATTGCATCAACTCCATCTGTTACGCCTGTATACTCAATCATGAATGGAACTCTTGCAACATCCAAAGTTGAGCCAGCAGCAACATTTACATCATAATCTACAGTGTTTGAATTTGCATCTGTGGGATGCACATTTACGCCGCCATCATTTGTTCCCTGGGGTACATTATTAAATGTTGCTCGAAACTTTGCTGTTCCACCACCAGCTGAGGCAAATACAATATTTTCTGAGAACACTACATTAACCACATAACGTTGTTTTGTACGTCTTGCAATTTGCGCACCAGTAAATTGTACTGCTTGAGTTATTGCTGTGAAACCAGAACCTCCTAAACCTTGACCAATATTATTGACTACATCATTGAACAAAGCTTGTTGTGGTGCAGACATATTATCAACATCGAGAAGTGCAGTTAAACCAGGAATCGCCTGTAGTAGTTCAGTTGATTTCCTACCTACCATAGTCTGCCCTGGTGGTATTAATTCCCATCCTCTTTCTGTCGCAATGCATCGTCCAGCTTCTTCAGTTGTTAAATAGTGAGGCTTTGACAATGAATGTGTAATCTTTTGTTGTGATGGACCACTACGAGCAGCCCAATTTCCACCAATATGTGAAAAATGTTTTTCTAAGACTTGAGTTAAATCAACAGCCATTTTTTATATCCTTTATTGTATGTTGTACCGCTTCTTTCTTTTAGAAAGTTTTTTTCTTGCCATCTTCAAAGAAAGTCTTCCTACATGAGAAGTGAACACTACACCATTCAAATGATCTAATTCATGCAAAAATCCTCTAGCATAATAATCATATAGTTCCATAGTATTTAGCTTTTTTAATCTATCTTGGTACTCAATTCGTACACCTCTTGGTCGTTTAACATTTAAAAATAACCCGGGAAAGCTTAGGCATCCTTCTTCCATACGAATTTGAGTATCATCAATTACTTCAATTAGTTTAGGATTAAACATTGTTGTAATTGTGCCTTCATCTGTATGAATAGCAAAAACACGATACGGAAAGGATAGCTGAACACCGGAAATTCCAAATGCCTTTGCTTCACGAATATACTGTTGCATGAATTCATCAATCTCATATGGAGAAGATGGACTATTCATGTAATCATATTCTTTTGAAACCTGAGATAGATATTCTTTAGAATCTTCAGTTACTAATGTAAACTTAAACATTTTCTTTCTTCCTTAATAATTTACTATACATTAAATTTTTATTATCATAAAGTTTCCAATACAATGAATTCTTTTTATCAAGATCAACTTTACCATTCATTGCATTAAACATATCATTTAGAAATGAAAACATAAACTTTGAATGTTTGACAATATCTTGTTCATATTGTGATGAATGATTATTGCAGAATATAATTGGATTACAATCAAAAACTTTACGATTCCCACGCCACTCTAAAGTGCCTTGTTCATGAACATGAAACAAACCACGATTTCGATATTCATATTTACTGTACAACGATTTGGCATTTTTATAAAAATTATATTCATCAATCATATAATCAACTGATGACCATGCCGTATTTGTCATGTCTTGATTCTGAAACTTTAAATACTTTTCATATAATTTACTTTCGACAATATATGCCAACAACATTACTGAATATATTTTTGCTTCATTTGTTCGCATATTTAAAAACTTAGGTTTAAAATGCACATGAAGTGAACATGTTGAATTTGTAATGATACCTGACTTATACAAATTAACTAATAATTTACGAAACTTTAATTGATTCTCTGGTGTGTATGAGAAATAGCCAGTATCAATTTCAAATGGAACAATCTGTTCACGATCATATCTTACACTGCCATCTGAATTGCAGATTTCAAATTCAGACAGGTCATCAATATCTGGATCAATTGCGATTGAGCAATCACCAGTGATTGCATAAGACCATTCATTTGTTTCAGTTTTGTTACCTTTGAGTATATTTTTGATTGCATTGTAATTTGATTCGAAAGCAATTGCCTCAATTTCCATTCCTACAGTCAGTTCAGAATGCAGCAACATAATATTCTCAGATTAAAGTTTCTTGAATACTTGAAAAACCAATATGTCGAGTAACATGTAAATTACGTTGAAACTTTTCAACGAGACCTTCTGTACGATGAGAAATCACAAATACATTTGTATCCTTTAAATCATGTAGTGTTGAAACAATTTCATGCTGAAGACTTGAGTCAGCAGCACCATCCATTACTTCATCTAAAATCAATAGATTAGTTTTCATCTTTGCACGTTTAATTGCAAGTGTTCTCCATGATAGCATCATTGACAAATCAACACGAAGCTTTTCGCCTTCACTCAAAGAATAATATGAAAAACTATGTCCTGAAAAATTTGTAATCTTTTCATTGAATGAACTATCAAGCTCAAAGTTTAATTTAAGACCAAACTTTTTAAGATAGAATTCCATATTTTTATTTAAAAGATTTAAGTATTTATTCATAATGAGTGATTTAATACCTGAATCTTTTAACAAAAAAGAACAATCTTTTTGAATTTCTGCATCAGTATGCAATGCATCTAATTGTTCTTGATATTCTTGAATTTGATCTTTAAGTTGTTGTATCTCCTGTTCTGTTCGGTGAATCTTTTCATTATCTAATGTCTGTGGTTTCTGTAGATAACGATACTTATCAGTTGATGCACCATGTTCAATCTTCAACTTTTCAATGTCAGATAACAGGCCACCTCGTTGCTGTATCTTATATTGTACAAGACTATTGTGATGATCAACTTGATGCTTCTCAGTTTGAAGTTCGCTGATTTTATCAACTAGTTGTTCAACACCTTCTTTCTTTTCAAGCATTGCATTTTTCAGAGAATTGATTTTATCTTCACGAAATGTTTCTTCAATCTCTTGCTCACAAGTTGGACATTTATAATTATCAATAAAGAAATCATATGTTTTCTTCTGTGAGTTTACAGAGTACATAATTTTTTCTTTTACCTTTTCATACTTTCGAATCTTAACTAGCAAATCATCTTCTTCAATAAATGAACCAATATCAAGATTATCAAGTTCATCTCGTTTTGCTTCTTGTTGGTCAACAATATCTTTTATTTTTTTAAGTAATGCATCAACTTCTTCCTTATCAACTGATGAAACATTTATATTTTTTAATGATTCAAGATAATCTTCTTTTTGTTGAAGCAACTCTGACTTTAAATATAGCTGATTATCAATTGATTGAATTTCTGATTTCGTTTCTGAAATATCATTACGCAATAAATCATTCATTTGTGTGAACACATGAAGATTCAAAATATCATCGACAACTTGTCGACGATCATTTGGCTTCATCTTCATGAAAGGAATATAATTTGCAGAACCTAAAACTACAATCTGCTGAAATGTTTGATATGTAAAATTAAGAATTGTTTTCTCAAATTCATCTTGCTGATCTTTTGATGATGATTGAATATCAAATTGTTCGCCGTCACGATAGATTTCGAAAACATTCGGCTTAATACCACGAACAATTCGATAATGAGTTTTGTTTTTAGTAAACGTTAACTCAACTAAACAATTCTTTTTATTGTAAACATTAATCAATTGAGGTTTGTTGATGTTACGAAAAGGCCTGCCAAACAAGGCAAAGGTAATCGTATCAAGAATTGATGAGGACTTTCCTGAAAAGTTTGCACCTGTCACCAATGTTGTTTTAAAATCCTTCAAGTTGACTTCAGTTGGCGTGTCACCAAAAGAAAGAAAGTTCTTGAAAGAGATTTTTTCAAATTCAATGATCATATAGAATGTCCTTATGCAGAGAAAGTTGTGTTGTACTGATTCGATACTTTAACAAATGTGGCACATTTTGTCAAGTCTTTTAATTGATCTGCACCAACATATGTGCAGGCACTTCTGAGACCACCAAGAATTTCTTGAACAGTATTAGCAACTTCACCACGATAGGGCACCCGCACCTCACGACCTTCAGCGGCCCGATAGTCTTTCAGACCACCGAAGTGAATGTCATTTGCCTTCTTGCTGCTCATGCCGTAGAACTCGACAAACTTCTTTGTCTCACGAACTAATTCATACTGAGGATAATCTTCAGAGGTGTATTCA